GCCACCTGCTGTTCTCGATCGACGAGACCTCCGAGGTGCAGGCGATCCTGAGCAGGATGCGGTCTTCGCCGCTGTCGCCGACCGAGAAGCGCTGACCTCCCCTGTAGACGCCGTGCGGTAAACGCGCCAAGATGTCACAGGAGCATCATGGCCAAACAACCACAGCGCAAGCCGGACGACGACGACGAGACCGAGACCGACGACTTCACCGAGGCGCAGCTGAACAAGCTGGGCGGCCTGGTGAACGCGGCGGTCTCCAAGCAGCTGGGCCGCCAGCTCGACAAGGCGGTGGGCACGGCGCTGGCGCCGCAACTCGCCGAGCTCAAGGAGCTCATCCAGGGCAAGGCCAAGGCGGTCCCGGCCGGCGAGGAGACGGAGGACGAGGACACCGAGGAGCCCCCCGCGAAGCCCGCGAAGGGCAAGGCCGGCAAGCCCGCGGCGCGCCCGACCGGCCCGGACCCGGCGGTCGCCGCGATGCAGCGCGAGCTGGCGCAGATCAAGGAGGAGCGGGCCAAGGAGCGCACCCAGGCCGCGGCGGCGCAGCGCGACGGCGCCTTGCGCGACCACCTGGGCAAGCTGGGGGTCAAGCCCGAGCTCATGCGCGGCGCGGTGGCGATTCTCCGAGAGAGCACGCGCCAAGACGACAAGACAGGGGAGTGGTCGTACGTGGCGCAGCGCGACGGTTACACCGAGGAGCTCGATCTGGGCGCCGGCGCCAAGGACTGGATCGGCACGGACGAGGGCAAGGCGCACGTGGCCGCGCCGGAGAAGCCGCGCCCGGGCGGGGTGGGCATGCCGCGCGTGATCGGCGGCAACGGCGGGGCGCGCCCGGCGGCGAGCGGCGACGTGAAGACCGCCAAGGCACAGAAGGTAGCCGGCGCGTACGAGCAGCTCGCGCAGGCAGCCGGGGCGCTCGTGGCCGGCGGCGACCTGCCGAGCAGCTAACCGAGCTCGACGGTGCGGTCGAACCGCGTGACGCGCTCGCGTTTCCCCGGATCGAGCTCGACGAGACTCACCTCGCTGGTGGTCCACGTTCTGCCATCGGCATTCATCCAGACATCGAGGTCGGCAACGCTGGGATCCGCCGCGACCAGCGCGGCCAGTTTGGTCTGTAGTTCGATGACGGTCATGCCAGAATCGTAGCACCGCTACAAACATTGTCAAGCTTGACCTTCGCGCCGCCTGATCAGCAGCTCCCGCAACCGCTCAGGCCGGTGTGGCATCCGGTCGCCTCGCTGGGGCAGCCGTTGTTCCCATCCGTCGCTGCCGTGGTCGGATCGGGCTCGAACCCGCCGCCGGCTCTGGTCAGCTGCCGGCTCGACAGCACGCGCACGCTCTCACGCGACAGCTTCAGGACCCGCTTGTTCGTTTGCTTCATGCCGCGAGCGTAGCGCGTGCGGGCTGTTTCAGGTAGGCTCTGCCGGTGCGGTGGAGCAGCGGTAGCTCGCGAGGCTCATAACCTCGAGGTCGCAGGTTCGATCCCTGCCCGCGCAACCAAGCCCTTGCGTTCGCGCGTAGCGGTGCTATAAATAGAGCATGCAGGTCGCGACGCTCACGGTCCATGGGGTTCTTGCTGGAGCCTACCGCGGCAAGCGCGCCAACCTCGAGGCGCTGCTCACGCATGCGTCCGCCGATGGCGGCGTGACCGCGGTGTGTCGCCGGGTTGCCGCGGATTCCCTGTGCGACGTCGTGGAGACCGGGCCGCCAACCTGCAAGCGCTGCCTCTCCAGGTACAACCGCTGACCACAAGGAGATTGCCATGTCGAACCGAGACAAGTACGACCTGTTCTGCCGGCTCTGGCTCTCCGTCGGCTCGTGCGCGACGGTCGACGCCAACCGCCGGGTGGCCGCGGCCGGGTACCACGCGACGATGGCGCACTTCGCCGCGGCCGACGCATAGGCGGCTGGAGCTAGCAGGTCGCGTCTTTGGCCCGCGCCGACACCACCACGATCACCGGGGTCCCGGTCGGCGGTGGGAACATCGGGTCGATCCACACCTTGACGAACCGGCGCTGATGGCAGCACCCGGGCCGGTACAGCCGGCGCAGCGGGTCGTCGCCGGACGCGGGGTCGAACACCAGCAGTCCGTGCACCTCGGGCCCGGTGCCGGGCGGCGGGATCGGCTGGTTGATCAGCGCCTGGTGCCCGCAATCGAAGGAAAACAGCACGCGAATCACCCCGGTGCCGGTGGGCGGGCGAGCCAGAAAGATCTCCTGCTGATCGCTCAGGAAGCAAAAGTCGTTGTGCCCGCGCGGATCGAACGGGTTCATGATGGGGCCGCCCATGGCGGGCGGCTGGTTCAGGTCGGCTTCGCGGATGTAGTCGTGGGACATGGCGCCGTAGTACCACGTCACGCGTGACGCTTTACTCAGCACGCTCGTGACGATTCCGGTTGACTTCCCGGCACGAAACCGTAGCGTTTAACCACTGTAGTTGGTTCGGAGCACCAGCTAGGAGCACGACAGGGGATGACCCTGGGCGAACGCGGCGCGGGCGAACCCGCGCGCACATCCCCAGGAGTCTCCCTTGTCCGTCGTCGCAACCGCACAAATCGCCAGCGCGCTGACCACGATCTTCGAGGATCGGATCGCGTCTCAGATCAACCGCGCCACGGTGCTGCTGCAGGTGCTGCCCGTCGGCAACGGCACCACCGGCAAGAACATCACGTGGGCCGCTCGGTTCGGGACTGCGGTCGGCGCTGCGCGCGCCGAGGGCGCGGACGTCACTACGTTCGACAACGATGACAAGATCCCGGCCTCGCTGGAGTTCGGGACCTACGACACGTCGTTCTCGGTCACCGGGAAGGCGATGGCGATGGCGGCGGCGGCCAAGAACCCCGACGAGATCGCCAACCTCTTCGTGGACGAGCTCGGCGACAGCGTCGAGCGCCTCGCCAAGGGCGTGGGACAGGACCTGTGGTCCGGCTCGGGCGCGGCCAACTTCATCTTCGGCCTGCTCGCCACCGGCGGCCCGCTGTCGAACACCGGCACGTACGCGGGGATCGACCGCGGAGTGCGGGCGCAGTGGCAGAGCAACGTGTCGGCGAACGGCGGCGTCGGGCGCGCGCTGACCTTCGACGTGATGCGCGGGCTGCGCACGCAGATCTACCGCGCGAGCGGCGTCAAACCGGACCTGATCATCACCACGCCCGAGCTGTACAACAAGTACGGCACCCTGTTCGGCCAGCAGCGCCGGTACGTGACCGACATCCGGCTCCGCGGCCAGCAGATCGTGCTCGACGGTGGCTTCACCATGCTGGAGTTCGACGGTGTCCCGATCCTCGAGGATGTCGACTGCCCGACCGGCAACATGGTCATGCTGAGCACGGCCTGCGTGCGCGTGCTGCAGCTGCCCGACCAGGTCAGCATGGCCAACCAGTCGATGGCGATGATCGCCGTCGCCGGCACGCCGGAGGAGCAGCTCGGTCAGCCGACCGGCAAGCTCACCGCGCGCATCCACCCGCTGGGGCCCAAGGGTGACGCGTACCCGTTCCAGCTGATCCTGTACCCGCAGCTGCAGTGCCGGCATCCGTTCCGGTGCGGCGTGATCAAGGACCTCGACGCCGCGCTGTGATCGTCGAGGCACGTCGGCACCGCGCCGGCCGACGTGCTCACCCCTGGCGCACGGCACAGGAGCAGCCGACCATGCAGCAGCAACGCACCGAGAACGACATCGAGTTCGACCGCGCCGCCCGCGAGGGCGGGGACGTGCGGGTCGTCAACGTCTCGCCCTTCGACGCGCGGTTCGAGATCGCCACGGTCCCCGGCTCGCCGCCGCGGATGATCCGGCTCAAGCCCGGCGAGAGCACGCTGCTCCAGCGCGGATACACCGTCGAGACCCAGTCGATGGCGAGCAAGAACTACAAGCTGCCGCCGGCGATCGAGGTCAACACGATGCGCGAGGCGTGGCCGGGCAAGCGCTCGATCAAGTCCGGCGTGGAGACCTGGCATGTCCAGCCCGGACCGCGCCTGCCGATGGTCGTGAGCGAGTTCCGCGCCGCCGAGGTCAAGGCCCAGTGGGAGGCGGCGATGATGGAGCGCTCCGAGGCCGAGCGCGCGCCGATGCGCCTCGTCATGCAGCGCACCGACGGAACCGCGGTCGAGGTCGAGGCCGCGGTGGAGAGCGTCCCGGCGCCGCGCGCCAAGGCTGGCCCGGTCGAGGACACCGGCGTGGTGCAGATCCCGGACGACGACCCCGAGGACATGCCAACGCCGACCCTGCCCGCTGCACAGGCGCCCGCCGCGCCCGTCAAGCCCGAGATCAAGAAGGCCGGTCGCTGACCATGGCCTTCACCGGCGCCGAGAAGACGACCATCCGCGAGTACATGGGATGGAGCGCGCGCTTCGCGCAGTTCGACACGGCGCTGGAGCGGGCCATGTCCGCGATCGAGACCATGCCCGACGACGAGGCCAAGGTGCGCGTGCACCTCGCCGAGCTGGCGCGCATCGACGCGGCGCTCGTAGCCTGCGAGGTCCGGTTCAAGGCCGACAAGGTCGGCAGCATCGAGCTGGCTCCGCGCGAGCTCAAGCAGCTGCGATCCCGCGGCGAGGAGCGGCTCGGCCGGCTCGCTACCCTGCTCGGCGTCGAGGTCCGCAACTCGCCCTTCCAGCCGAGCCTGCCCGCCTTCCGATCGTCGTTCGGCGGCCCCACCGGAGGCGGCAACTCGCAGATGCAGGGCTGACCCGTTCCGCGTCGGGCGGTGGAGCATAACGCTCCAGTGCCTCCGCCGCCCGACGTTGGATCTACTGAGACCAGGAGCATGTAAGGAACACCATGGCGACCGTACCCACCAGCAGCGCAGGCTCAATGATTTTCACGCAGTCGGAGGCGACTGCAGCGCAGCGTACGTGGGTCGCCCACCTGACGCTCGCGGCGACCGGCGCCGACTTCACGGGCGCCGCCGGGATCGCGATGACGATCAGCAAGGCCGGAGGCGCGTTCGGTGCACCGGACGGCACCACGGCGATCACCGAGCTGACCAACGGCTGGTACAAGATCGTCCACGCCGCGGCCGATCTGGACACGATCGGATGCCTCGGCGTACGGATCACCGGGACCCTGGCGGACACGCTGAACGTGACGCACCAAGTGACCGCGCTGGATCAGAACGTGGCGACGGTCAACCCCGGCGCCGGCGGCATCACCGCGGCGACGCTCGCGAGTGACGCGCTCGCGGCGATCAGCTCGCCGCTCTCGATCGTGAACAAGGTCTACGCGCTGACCGCTGACGGTGATACCGCGGTGTCGATGCTCGAATGCCAGGACGCCGTGGTGACCGTGACCGGCACGTTCGGCTCGGGGACGGTGCAGATGCAGACCACGGAGGACCCGACCGCGGTCTCCCCGGTCTGGACGAACCGCGGTTCCGGGATCACGACCTCGAACGCGGCCACGCCGCTCACGGTCGCGGGGCCGCACAACGCGATCCGCGCGCACCTCACGGGGTCGACCACGCCGGCGATCGCCCTGACGATCACCCTTCGCAAGGCGTTCGCGCTGATCTAACCTCATGTCCGTTCCGGCTCTCATCGGTACCGCCACGCTGGACCCCGCGGTCCTCGTGGACTCGCTCGTGCCCGACCTGATCGACGGGCTACGGGACGAGCTGCTGCCGTCGTTCGGCGTGCGCGCCTACCGCGTGTACCGGGTGGTGCGGACGTGGTCCGGCGGGGCCATCGGCGAGGGGACGATGACGGACGTCGCCGCCGAGTTGCGGCCCCGGCCGCGGGTCAAGATTTGGGACGGCCTCAAGTACGTGCAGGCGACCTGCGGGATCCGCGAGCTGGGCGACGTCAAGCTCACCGAGATCTCGCTGACCTACAGCGACGCGGACCTGACCGCGCAGCCGCTCGACGCTCAGCGCCAGGAGATGTTCATCGCGATCGGCGAGGGCAATGGACAGGGATCCCCGGTCCGGCTGTGGGGCCACACGCAGCCCCCGTTCATCGATCGCGAGGTGGACATGGGCTGGGTGCTCCATCTGCGTCGCGTGGAGGCTGCGCCGTCATGGACGCCGTGAGCGGTCTACTTGCCGAGCCGCGACCGCACGTGCGCGATGTAGTTCGCGCGCAACCGGATCTTGCCGCGCGCCGCCGGATGCACAAGGGCGACGTGGTCGATCCCGCGTCTTGTCAGCTCGGTCGACACGCGCTTGCCAAGCGCGACGATGGCCACGCCTTCCTCGCGACGCGCCCGCAGCATCGCGATCCGCGTCGGCGGGATGATCGGAGGCGTGGTGTCAGTCCAGAGGTTGCAGTAGTTCTGCGCCGCTGGATCGATTCCCAGCGCCTCCAGCGCCTCGAACAAGGGCTTCGCGGCGAGACGCCCATCTTTCCACGTCCAACCCTTGCGCTGCGCGGTGAGCGACCGGCACTCCCCGACGAACCACATCGCGGGCTGGCGCTGAGCGGGGAAACGCAGACGTCCGATGCGGAGGATGCGCGCAGCATGCTCGACTGCTGGGCGCGTGGCGTCCGTCTCCAGGAGTTTGCGGTAGCCGGAGACGAGCGCGCAGCCGAACCCCCGGCTGATCAATTCACGGGTCATCTGTTCGGTGTGCACGACCGATCGGCAAGAGACTCTCATGGGTTGTTTATAGCACCGCTACTGTGCTCGCGCAAGGGGCAATCGTGAGCGTCGTGATCGAGGTGCCGCTCAGCGGCCTGGAGGCGGCGCTGGACCGCACCGAGCGCAAGGTGCGGCGGGCGATCGCGCGCGGCGCGCTGGCGGGGGCTCACCGGGGCCGGGCCGTAGTCGTCCGGGTGACGCCGGTCGACCTGGGGCCGATGAAGGCCGGCTGGAAGGTCAACCCGGGCACGGCTGACTTCGAGGGCGACCTTGACGGCGTGCTGGCGACGCTGGTCAACAACTCCCCCAACATCGCGGCGGTGGAGCTCGGCAGCCGGCCGCACCCGATGTCGCCCGAGGGGTGGACGGCGATCTACGAGTGGGTCCGCCGCCACTACCGCGGCGGCTCGCTCGGCGGCAAGGGCCGCATGCGACCCCGGCTCGAGGCCACGGTCACCATGCGGCCGTACCACGGCGAGGACCCGGTCATCAGCGAGGTGACCAACGCGATCGTGCATCGAATCGCGACGACCGGCACGCCGGCGCGGCTGTTCGTCAAGAACGCGCTGCCGGAGATCCGCCGGGTGATGATCGACGAGCTCGAGCGGGCGTTGGCCAACGCGGAGAAACAGCCGTGACCGTCCCGTGCATCGTCCGGGTCGACGCGCTCGAGGCGTTCACCGCGTTCATCGAGGCCAACATCCCCGCGCTCGTGGGCCGCACGTGCGCCGGCCAGGCGCCGAGCGGCGAACTGGAGAAGGTGCCGAACCTGTCGATCGAGCCGTCGAAGTGGCTCTACAACGCGGACACCGTCGAGGCGGTCCGCGCGCTCCCCGGCAACGTGCTGGTCTACCAGGTGGGGTGGCACGAGGCCGCGTGCGTGATCTCGATCATCGCGTCCTCGCCGCGGCAGCGCGCCGTGCTCGAGGCGCAGGTGCTCGACCTGTTCCTGAGCTCCAAGCACCCGATCAGCGGCATGCACCAGCCGGGGATCCTGGTGTTCACGGTAACCGCCTGCCCCGAGGTCGGCGACTGGACCACCTATTTCGACCTCGACGAGGATCAGTGGGTCGAGACCCTGGCGCTCGACCGCCGGTACGAGAGCCGGATCCAGGTCGACGTCGCAGTGCCGGCCCTGACGATCGACGCGCCTGTGTACACGATCGAAACGCTGATCCTCGGCGTCGCGGGCGACTCGACGTCCTCGGCTGGCCCGGTCCAGCTGGTCAGCATCAACGCCGACGGGACGCTTTCGCCCGCGTAGGAGACCCATGAGCACCGATGTGATCTTCAGTACGAATCCCGCCGACTACGCGAAGCTCGAAGCGTTGTACGTCGCCGAGCGCGGCCCGTCCGGATTCATCCGCGGGGCCGACTTCTCGATCACCGGCCTCGCGGGCAAGTGCGTACGCGGCCCCGACGCGCCGGTCACGATCACGAACGTCGGCGACTTCGTGAACATCTTCGGCACGCGCGACCAGGGCTCGGGCGGGACGCTGGTCGGCGAGGTCTGGAAGGCGCTGCTGAACAAGTCTTTCGGGACGCTCGTGGTCCAGCGCGTCCACGCAAGCGACGCGGTCAAGGCGTCGTTCACGCTCGAGAACACGGCGGGCGGCGGCGGCACCGCCGTGCTTCGGATCGACGCGTCGAGCGTCGGCGCCTGGGGATCGCTGGTCGGCTGGTCGGTCACCGCGGCGACATCGGCGATCAGCACGCAGTTCAACCTCACGATCAAGTACCTCAACAAGCAGATCGTCTATCAGAACGTCGACATCTCGACCGGCGTGGACAACACCGCCGCGCTCGTGGGCTCGGACGTCGCTCGCTTCGTCGATCTCGTGAAGCTGGCCGACGGCCGGCCGAACAACAGCGCGTCCGGCGTGGACGGCGCCGATACCAACGGGTTTACCCTACTGGGGCAAACCGTAGCCGCATACACCTCTGTGGCTGGCTCCGAAGGCACGCTCACGGTCACCGACTACAACACCGCGGTGAACACGCTCGCGGTGTTCCCGGACGTCCGGTGCGTGCTCGTGCCGGAGATCGTGACGGGCTCGGCGGCGACGTTCCACTCGAACCTGGTCACGCTGAGCTCGCAGGTCTCCGATCGGGTGTTCCTCACCTGGAGCCAGACCCACGGCCAGAGCGTGAGCACCGAGGTCACGCAGGTGGGCACGCAGATCACCACCCGGAGCGACCGGATCGTGTGGTGTTACAACAGCCCGTTCACGATCGACCCGACGACGAGCCAGGAGATGCAAACGGCGCCGCACGTCTGGCTCGCGTCCATCATGTCGCAGGTGGACGTGGACATCCACGCCGGCTCGTTCCAGACCGTCGCGCTCCTCGCTGGTATCACGCGGGTCACGAACACCACGCTCTCCGTGCTCGACCTGCGCGCACTCAAGGCGGCCGGTATCTCGACGCTCGAGCGCACCAGCGATGGGTTCCAGTTCCGCTCCGTGGTGACCACCAACCTCTCGTCGGGCCGCACCGAGCTGGCGCGCCGTCGGATGGCTGACTTCCTCCAGCTGTCGGCGGCGACGAGGCTGCGGACCTACGTGAAGGGCAAGAACACCCCGGAGATCCGCGCGCTCATGGGCGCTGAGCTCACCGCGTTCTCGCTCGGGCTGCAGCTCGCAAGCCGGGTCATCGACCGATCGCCCGACGGCGGCAACGGGTTCTCCGTCGACCAGGTCAGCGTGAACACGCCGGCGCAGCGCGCGCAGGGCGAAGAACACATCCTCTGGCGGGTCAAGCTCATCGGCCACATGCTCGCCGTCGTGCTCGACACGGATATCGCAACGGGCACCGTGATCAGCAACTGAGAACAGGAGCAATCGCAATGAGTTCCAAGACACGCGGCCGAAGTGCGAACATCCGGATCACCGCGGACGGCGACCTGCAACAGGGCTCGATGATCAAGGTCCGCGACTTCACCGCAACGCCGCGCTCGACGATCGACGAGGACGACTACCTCGGCGAGGACGAGACGGATCTCGACTTCCAACACCACGGGTGGGACGTCGGGCTCTCGATCGACACGATCGACGACGCGAGCATCAACTACGTGGACGACATGATCACCCGATTCCAGAAGCACCAGCGGCCGGCCGACATCACAATGACGGTGATCTACACATTCGCCGACCCGTCCATCCCGAGCCGCGCCGCGCTGTTCCATATCGGGTTCCTCAAGCAGGACGAGGAGTCGTTCGGTGGCCGCAAGGAAGTTATAAAAGGTAAGTATTCCGGCAAGTTCAAGCGGCGTGAGCTGCTGAAGGTCTGACCGAGCCGGCGCGGTTTCGCCGGCAAGTACTGGAGCAAGCACATGGAGCAACCACGGAACGACGCGCTCGAAGCATTCGAGCGTGAACTACGGCAGCGATTCCCGCTGCCCTGGCCCATCAAGCAGTACGTCCTTCCCAAGCAGGTCACCGAGTGCGCCGAGATCTTCGTGCGCGAGCTCAAGAGCCGCGACGTCATCGCCGCGGCCGAGATGGCGGACGCGCTCATGACCACGATGCAGAAGTCGAGCGTCAAGCTGTCGCGCGAGGCGGAGGAGCGCGAGTGCGTCCGGATCGCGATCGTCGGCATCGGCGATCGGATGAGCGACGACGCGGTGGCCTACCGTCACGTGAACAGCACGGGCGCTCCGCTCGCCGAGATCAACGACTGGGGCAAGCGCGTGTGGGACGCGCTCGCCATGTACTACAACGACGTGAACGGGCTCCCCGCGGAGGAGTTCTTCGAGGGGCTGAGAGGGGCACGGATCGTGGGCGTGTCCGCGCCTCGGACCGACGGGATCCCCGCCAACGCCTTGCCTGGGAGGCTCGCCGGCTAGTCTGGAAGGAGTACACGCGCGCCTACTATCATGGGTGGCCTGGCTCGCATGAGGACTACCTGGACATGCGACTGACCGACCGATACTTGGCCAACGAGGAACTGACCGACCTGATCGAGCGCGCGAACGAGGCGGGCAGCAGCAGACCGCAAGACGAACGACGATGAGTGGTGAGACCGTCTACAACGTAGGAATTCGGTATGCGGTCGACAACCGCAGCGGCCGGACGGGCACGCAGGAGCTCAAGGGCGACGTGCGCCAGCTCGAGCGCGCGAACAAGGATGCGGCGATGTCGTTCGGCCTGCTCGGCGCGGCGGCGACAGCTGGGCTTGCCGTCGTGCTCGGGCATGCCGCGAAGGCGTTGGTAGGGTTCAACGCGAACGTGCAGAACGCGAAGATCGGCCTCTCCGCGATGCTGCAGGGCAACCTCGGCGGCACGTGGGAGACGGCGACCGACAACGCCAACAAGCTTTACCTCGAGTTCCAGAAGTTCTCGACGGAGACCCCGGTCACCACGCAGGAGATCCTGACCTTCGGCAAGGCGGTGGCGGTCGCCACGTTCCAGGCCGGCGGCAGCATCAAGGACATGACGACGATCACCGAAAAGGGGGTGATCGCCGCGAAGGCGTTCGGCTACGAGTCCGCGTACACGGCGCTTGAGATCTCCGAGATGCTCAGCGGCAACGTGTCGGTCCGCATGATGTTCGCCAAGCAGATGCTCGGCATGGCGCACGTGACCATGGAGGAGTTCCGCCAGATGGGCGCGGGCAAGCGGCTTCAGCTGGTCCGCGCCACGCTCGACAGCGAGGCGATGAAGAACGCCCAAGCCGAGTTTGCCACGAGCTGGACCGGCGTCACCTCGACGCTCGAGGACAAGCTGCAGATCGGCCTCGGCGCGGTCGGCTTGCCGCTGTTCAAGGCCGCGACCGCAGAGATCCAGCGGTGGAACGTCTGGCTCTCCGCCAACGAGCACAAGGTCGCGAACATCGCCCACTCCATCGGCGACGGCATCGCGAAGGGGTTCGGCGTGATGAAAGACGCTGTGGGATTCCTCGTCGAGCATCGCGAGGCGCTCATGACGATGGGGAAGATCTGGCTGGCCGTGAAGGTGGCCGGCGTGCTCGGCGGGCGCGCGACCGAGGGTGGGACCAACCTGGCATCGCGCGGCTCGTCGCTCATGGCGTGGGGCCGCGGCGCGCGCGATAGCTACGACGAGAACGGTAACTACGTGTACCAGTCGGCCGGCGCGGGACGGCAGAACGTCGGCATGAAGGGCGCGCTGGCGAACGCGAACCTGCTCGCGCAGTCGCTCGCGCTCGGCTACGCGTTCGGCTCTATCCTCAATGAGGCGCTCGGCGCGTCGCACGCGCTGTCCACGCTGGCGCTCGACAAGACGAGCAAGCAGTTCGAGCTGCTCACCAAGGCGTCCGACACGCTCACGCAGGCGATGGAGCGCGCGGCGGATGCGGCTCCAAAGAAGGCCGCGGCCGAGAACAACCTCCAGGCGGCGATCGATCTCTACAAGCAGAGGGCGAACCTCGCCGGCGACGCCTTGCGCGGTCCGATGCGTCGCGACCGCGAGGGCAACGAATTCGCGGGCGACGTCATGATCGCGAAGATGAAGGAGCTCGAGGCGATGGGGGTCGGGGACGACGAGATCAACAAGGCCGGCGGACTGAAGGCGTACGCGCAGGCGCAGCTCGAGCGGGCGAACCAGCTCCAGGCGCAGAAAGACGCCATGGTGGCGACCGGCGCCGACGCGTGGGAGCTCGGCTTGATGACGCTCACCGACTACCAGCGGCAGACGCTCGACACGGCCAAGGCCCAGCAGGACATCCTGACCTACATCAACCGCTCGCTGACCAGCGGGATCGCGATCTCCCCGGCGGCCATCACCGCGATCCTGCGGGCCGACACCGAGGACCCCACCGGCAAGCACAAGGCGATCGCCGACAAGCCGAACGTGAGCGTGCACATCGCGCGCATCGAGGTGCAGAGCGACGACCCGGATCGCATCGCGTTCGAGCTCATCGAGCAGTTCCGCGACGCGGCCAAGAACCCCTCGAGCGCGTGGCACGCGATCCGTGAGGGATGAATGGCGGAGCACGTCTTCACCCTGCAGGAGATCGCCGACGGTGGAGACCCGTCGAGCGCGGATGACCTCGCGCGCTTCGAGTGGACCGCCGATCCGATCTCGAAGACCCCGTTCGACGGCACCAAGGGCGGCGGCGCGAAGGCGTGTCCCATCAAGCCCTGGGGTACCGGCGGCCAGCAGCGCACCGTGCGCACGAATTACCCGAACGCGGTAATCCCGGCGGTGCAGGTGCTCGGCCACGTCCACAAGCCGCACACGTTCAGCGGGCGATGGGACGACAGATACAACGGCGACGGCTACGCGCGGTTTGAGTGGCGCCGCTTCGTTGCGATGTGCAAGCGGGGCCGCATCGTGCGCGCGCAGTATGGGGACATCGCGTACGAAGGGATCATCACCGACTACGACTGTCCGGTGCAGCGGCTGTGGGACATCGACTACAAGTTCACGCTCGACGTCTACAACGAGCCTCAGGAGAGTGACCAGACTCGAGTCCCGACTACGCCGAACGACGCGCTGACCTCGCTGGACAAGGTCGACCTGTCGGTGCAGGCGGCGCTCGACGCGGACGCGCTCGCCCCGCGGAACGTGCTCGGCGGGACGCTGGCCAACGACGTGACCAAGGTGCTCGTGGACATGACCGCGTTCCGCGAATCACTCGCGGCGAGCATCGACCAGAGCGTGCTTGCGCCCATCACCACCAACGTGGACGTGTTCTCGCGCATCGCCACGCAGTTCCGCTCGATGCGTGGAGCGGCGAGCGATCTGCTGGTCCGGCTCGCGCCCGTGCGCGCTGACCTGGACATGACGGAGCGGACCGCGGCGAACGTGCTTGACTTCGAGGACTGGTCGCGGTCGCTGCGCTACACCGCGCGCATCGTGGCCGGCTCGTCGATCGACGGCGACGCCGCGGCCACCGAGCATGCTGAGCCGGACGCCGTGCGTCTGTACCGGCCCCAGGCCGGCGAGCACCTCTACGGCATCGCCCGCAAGTTCTACGGCACCCCGCACGCGTGGGCGCTGATCCATGAACGGAACGCGCTGCACAGCTTCGTGATGACCGGGAGCGAGACGCTCATCATCCCCGAGCGAGGGAACGTCTGATGCCGGGACCGACCGCCTCCGCGCAGCGCGTGGTCGCTGCAGCCGTGGGCGATGCGCAGCGCGACGCGCACGCTCGCATCTACCGTCCGCAGGCGCGCGCGATTCTGCAGGTCATCCTCGACGGGTTCGGCGACACTGCGCGCGACTCCGAAATCCAGGTCATCCCGATCATCCCGAAGAACGTCACCATCCACGTGAACAGCTACAAGCAGGCCGACAGCTTCGAGCTCGTGTTCGACGTGCTCGACCTGCCCTTCGACCCGCAGATCATCCGCGCCGGCGCCGCGGAGATCTTCCTGTTCGAGTGCGCGGGCAACGCCGACCAGCAGCGCGTGCTCGACCGCCAGCACCCGTTCAGCTCGGCCGACCCCGGCGCCACGCGACCGCGCGACGCCGTGCAGACGCTGAGCCTGGAGCTCGGCACCGACGCCGCGCGCGACGTGTTCACCCTCGGCAACAAGCCGCGTATCGTCGGCACGTTCGATGACGTCGACCTCGAGCTCTCCGAGAACGGGAAGTGGGTCACGATCAAGGGCCAGGACTACACCGCGTTCCTCGCGCAGGTGCAGTTTCCACCGAACGCGAACGGCACTGCGCGGCGGATCCCGGTCGGCAAGCGGCTCGACACGATCGTCGAGGACCTGCTCAGCGAAGCGGACCCGGACGGCCAACTCGGCGTCGCGGTGCGCGGCCTCGACGCGGCGACGCTGCCGATCGTGCACAGCGAGGTGGCGACCAACGTCAAGCGCGGGATCCCGGTCAAGCAGGAAACCAGCTACTGGGACGTGATCTACAAGCTCGTCGAGCGCTACGGGTTCATCTGTTTCGTGGACGGCCTCGACGTGGTGATCAGCCGGCCGAAGACGATCACCAACAAGGACGTCTCGCAGATCCGCCGCATGGCCTGGGGCCGGAACCTCGAGCACCTGACGATGCGCCGCCACCTCGGCAAGGAGCAGGCGCCGACGATCGTGGTGCGCTCGTACGTGCCAGGCAAGGGCACACTGACCGCCGAGTTCCCAGCGGGCACCGTCGACCGCAGCGGCGTCTTCAAGGCGAAGGGCAAGCACGGCAAGTTCTCGTTCAAGCGCCGCATCAAGGAGACCACCAGCGTCTCGAAAAGGGGCAAGGTCAAGACGACGGTGCGCGAGCGCGACGAGTACCAGATCGTCGATGTCCACGGCATCACCGACCAGGCCACGCTGCAGCGCATCGCCGAGAACCGCTACAATCTGCTGGGCAAGGCTGAGCGCGTCCTCATCGCGAAAACGCGCGACCTGAAGGACCTGCATGGCATCAACATCCTCGACATCGCGGCGGGCGACGCGGTCACTGTTGAGTGGGATGAGTTCAATCTCGAGATGCTGTCGAGCGGCCTCGAGCCGGCCGTCAAGCAGCGGCACCTCGAGGCCCGCGGGTACCAGTCGAGCGTCGCCGCGACCATCGTCAAGCACTACGCGATCCTTCAAGGGCTGACCCGCCCGATGCGG